GCTATTGTAGCGTATAATATGATGGAGTACTCTCCATCTATGGATATATCATGAAACTTGAAGAAATCTTTGAAATGTGGGCTAAAGACAGCGACATCGATCGTACCGAACTTGGTAAGGAATCGCTGAGAATCGCAAAACTCCACTACAACTATTATCGCATCTTCTCTAATGAGCGTCTACTGCTCAAGAAGATGGAGACCGAGCACAAGCAACTTTACAAAGATAAAGCTGAATGGTTCAACGGAATCATGGAACCAGACCGTCTAAAAGAACTTGGCTGGCAACCTAACTATCTAAAGATTATGAAGTCGGAACTACCGATGCATATTGACTCAGACTCAGACATAATCAAAAGTACATTAAAGATCGCCGTTCAACAAGAGAAAGTTGACGTGCTAGAGTCAATCATCAAATCACTAAATGGTCGTGGCTATAATATCAAGTCAGCTATCGACTGGGAAAAGTTTAAGACTGGCATGTAATGAGTAAGATTACCTTAGAACCAATCGACGAAGCGTTCATTCGATTCAACTGCGAGGCATGGCTTGCGCAGGAATTGTCAGACCACTTTACGTTCATGGTTCCAGGTGCTCAGTTTATGCCAGCTGTTCGTAACAAAGTCTGGGATGGTAAAATAAGATTAGCCAACCTAATGACTAAGTCGATCTATAAAGGGTTGATTCCTTACATCGTAAAGTTCGCACAAGACCGCGACTACGAAATAGAAATACATAAAGACTTGCACGTAACAAGCGACGAAACCGACGAGGACTTTGATAAGTTTATCACTTCGTTGAAACTACCATTCAACCCACGTCAGTATCAGGTCGATGCATTTATGCACGCAGTAAGAAACCATAGAGGCATGATGCTTTCACCTACTGCTTCTGGTAAGTCGCTCATCATCTATATGGTAAGCAGGTGGTTCAAGAAACAGCGCAAACTAATCATCGTTCCTACTACTTCGCTCGTCTATCAGATGCAATCTGACTTCGTTGGCTATGGTTGCGATGAGAAAGACATACACATCATTATGTCAGGTAAAGAAAAAGAATCAGATGCTCCGGTCGTTATTACTACATGGCAGTCAATTTACAAACTACCAAAAAGCTGGTTTGAGCAGTTCGGTGTTGTAATAGGCGACGAAGCGCATTTATTCAAAGCTAAGTCACTTGCTTCAATTATGGAGAAGCTGAACGAATGCAAGTATCGCTTCGGGTTTACTGGTACGCTAGATGGTACACAGACTCACAAGCTAGTTCTTGAAGGGTTATTTGGTGCAGTAAAGAAAGTCACTACGACCGCCAAACTGATTGAAGATAATCATCTCTCAGCATTCAAGATTAAGTGTCTGGTTTTGAAGCACTCAGATGCTGAAAAGAAACTGATGGCACGAAAGACTTACCAAGAGGAGATGGATTATTTGGTGCGTCATGATGGACGTAATAAGTTTATTAGCAAACTGACTCTCTCACTCGAGGGTAACACGCTGGTACTATTTCAATACGTTGATAAGCATGGTAAAGATTTATACAAGCAGATAAAAGATAAAGCCCATGACAAGCGTCATGTATTCTTCGTACATGGTGGCGTAGACGGCGAGGATCGCGAAGCTATTCGTCAGATCGTTGAGAAAGAAAAAGACGCTATCATTATCGCGTCGTATGGTACGTTCTCCACAGGGGTAAATATTCGTAACCTACATAATATAGTATTCTCTTCTCCTACCAAGTCGATGATTCGTACACTACAATCTATCGGTCGTGGTCTTCGTCTTGGTGATGATAAAGAAGAAGCGGTTCTCTATGACATCTCTGATGACCTGAGAACCAAATCGTGGACCAACCACACAATGAATCATTTCGCCGAGCGTATTAAGATTTACACCGACGAACAATTCCAATATAAGATTTACCCAATTGAGATTTAATTATGAAAAATATGTTTATACTAATGAAGCTAAGTGATTCCGATAATTTTATTGTCGGCGAATTGAAAAACGAAACCGAGGGAGAAATCATCATAGGTTATCCTATCAGTATTCGATTACAGCCAAATGCTATGGGAACCACTTCTGTTTCAACAACAAAGATGATGCCATTCAGTAAGAATAATTTGGTTGCTATTATGAAGCCAAAGATCGTTGCTATGAGTAAGCCAAATGAAAAGATTATTGGCTATTACACTAACTTCGTAGAGAAGTATGCTAAGATATATGATGAGCTTCTTGAAGATGATATCCTCGGGGTCAAGGCTCAAGAGGGTGAACTTCCAGATGAACTGGATGATGAAATCGAAGATAACGTTGTGACGTTTAAGCTACCAACTTCTAATAACTCCGTGCATTAATATATCAACGGGAGTACACCTAATATTATACTGTTAAACTGGTAATTAGTAAAGTAATTTTACTAATGGCAACAAAAGTAATATAATAGGTGAATGATAAAAGGAATTAAATGAAACAGCCAGCCCCACCCAAGTCAAATCACTATGTAAGTAACATCGAATTCTATGCAGCGATGAAGGACTACAAACAAGCCTGTCGCGAAGCTGCGGAGCAGGGTTTACCGAAACCACAGATACCAAAGTATATTGGTGAGTGTCTTTATAAGATCGCGAACAAGTTATCATATAGACCCAACTTCATCAACTACTCGTACCGCGATGAGATGATTGCTGATGGTCTAGAAAACTGCATCACTTATTTCGATAACTTCAATCCTGATAAATCCAACAATCCATTCTCTTACTTTACTCAGATTATCTACTATGCGTTCCTGCGTAGAATCCAAAAAGAAAAGAAACAGGTCTACGTCAAACATAAAGTATATCACCAACAGATGGTCGATGGCGCAATGCATCACCTACAAGAAGGAAACTCTGGTGAAGATTTCGATGTATCAGTAATGGAAGATACCGACTACATTAATGATTTCGTGAAGAACTTCGAAGACAAGATCGAAGAGAAAAAGAAAGCCAAGACTGCAAAGGTCAAAAAGTCCATTGACACGATTCTCACCGAATCTTTTACTAATGACCCTGAATAGGGTATAATATCTTATAATGAAAATTGCTATTTTAACTGACCAACACTTCGGTGTTCGCAATGACAACGTCGCCTTTTATGACTACCAAGCGAAATTCTATCGCGAGGTAGTTTTGCCATACATAGACGCTAACGATATTAAAGTTGTCTGGGATGGCGGTGACACATTCGACCGTCGTAAGTATATTAACTTCCACTCACTTAAAGCTGCCAAGGATATGTGGTTCGATGAACTGCGTACACGTAACATTCAGCTTTATACTATCGTGGGTAATCACACTGCATATTATAAGAACACCAACGAAGTCAATACGATGGAGTTGCTGTTCGCTGACTACGAAAATATGCATATCGTGTCTGAAGCCAAGACTCTTAACTTTGATGGACTCGACGTAGCGTTCCTACCTTGGATATGTTCTGGTAATTATCAGTCGTCTATGGACTTCATCAACGATACTCCCGCTCAAGTCCTAATCGGTCACCTAGAGTTGGCTGGCTTCGAAATGTATAAGGGTGTTGTTGGCAACGACCATGGCTTCGACTCGAAACTATTTGATAAGTTTGACGTTGTAATGTCAGGTCACTTCCATCACAAATCCACCAAAGGTAATATCAACTATCTTGGTGCACCGTATGAAATGACTTGGTCGGATTATAACGATCCCCGTGGCTTTCATATATTTGACACAGAGTCGCGTGAGCTGACGTTCATACAAAATCCATTTCCTATGTTTCACAAAGTCCTGTATGACGACGTGAATAAAACTATGGAAGAAGTCATCGAACAAGACTTCAGTGACTTTAGTAATTCGTTTGTAAAGCTGATTGTTCGCAACAAGACTAATCCTTACTGGTTTGATATCGTCGTTGACAAGATTGAAAAGACTGGTGTTCTTGATCTACAAATCGTAGAAGACCATCTCAACCTCGACCTAGAAGATGACGCTGACATCGTCGACGAAGCAGAAGACACGCTGACTATCATGCGTAAGTTCGTCGCCCAGTATCTACCTGAAACTGAACAAACTATGGCTAAAGACCTTAACAATCTACTAACTGAATTATATCAAGAAGCACTCAGCGCGGAGCGTGAAGCATGATAAACTTCAAAGTAGTTCGCTGGAAGAACTTCCTGTCAACTGGCAACGTGTTTACCGAAGTCAAGTTGGATAAATCCAAGTCCACGTTGATTGTCGGTCAGAATGGTGCAGGTAAATCTACCATCCTTGACGCTATCTCGTTTGCGTTGTATAATAAGCCATTCCGTAAGATTAACAAACCGCAGTTGATTAACAGCATCAATAATAAAGACGCTGTTGTAGAAATTGAGTTTACGGTTGGTCGCGATGAATATAAAGTTGTTCGTGGTATCAAACCTAATCTGTTTGAGATCTACAAGAATGGCGCGATGTTTAATCAGGATTCAGCTAATCGTGATTACCAAGAGTTCCTAGAAAAGACTATTTTGAAACTGAACCATCGTTCGTTCTCTCAGGTAGTTGTTCTTGGTTCATCAACGTATGTGCCATTCATGCAGCTGCCAGCGCACCAACGTCGCGAAGTAATTGAAGATCTACTTGACATTCAGATCTTTACTTCTATGAACAATATTCTAAAAGAAAAGGTTGCTTCTAATAAAGTAGAAGTGGCAGATACCAAGTATGCTGCTGACCTATGTTCTGAAAAGATTGCAATGGAACAGAAGTATCTTGCGAGCGTTCGTAAAGATAAAGACACGCGCATTGAAGCTAACAATGCAAAGATTAAAGAAATCGCAAAGACTATCGTCGAACTGCGCGAGTCAATCAAAGACTATCAAAACGAGTATGTTGCTCTCGAACTTGGTGTTAGCGACGAAGCTGAAGTGTTACAGAAAGCCAACGAGCTTTCAGATAATCGCGTTCGTCTATGGGATCGTATGTTCTTGCTTGAGAAAGAAATCAAATTCTTCCACGACAACGAAAACTGCCCTACATGTAAGCAGGGTATCGCGCATGACTTTAAGGAGTCAGCGGTAAGTAACAAGAATGCTACTCTAGTTTCTATCAAAGGAGAACTAGAAATTATCGACGGCGACCAGACTCAAGTGACTGCTCGTCTTGATAATATCAAACAAACTCGTCAGGCGATGATTAAAGCAAACGAACAAATCAAAGTAGTGACAGCTCAAATTGAATCTGAGAAACGAAACTACAAAGCACTAGAAACTGAAAATGCTTCTTTGTCCGTAGAACAAGATACAACCGAGTCGACTGCTACGTTGCTTGCGTTGAAAGAAGAACTAGCAGAAATCGAATCTAAACGTGAGATGCTATCAAAACGAAACGCTGTTCTGTCTGCTGCTTCTGCTCTACTCAAAGACGGTGGTATCAAGACCAAGATTATCCGCCAGTATATTCCTATCATGAATAAACTGATTAACAAGTATCTGGCTGCGATGGACTTCTTCGTTCACTTTGAGTTGGACGAGCAGTTTAATGAAAAGATTAAATCTCGTTTCCGCGATGAGTTCTCATACAACTCGTTCTCCGAGGGCGAGAAGATGCGAATCAATCTGGCTGTATTGTTCACTTGGCGTGCTATCGCTAAGATGAGAAACTCAGCAACCACCAATCTGTTGATTATGGACGAGGTATTTGATAGTTCGCTCGACGGTGTTGGTACAGACGAGTTCTTGAAGATTCTAAATAATCTCACTGCGGATAACAACACATTCATTATCTCGCATAAAGGCGATGCTCTATACGACAAGTTCCATAGCATCATTAAGTTTGAGAAACAAGGCAACTTTAGTAGGATGGTATAATTATGAAAGTGGGATTCACTGCATCAGCGTTCGATCTATTACACGCAGGTCATGTTGCTATGTTAGAAGAAGCAAAAGAGAACTGTGATTGGTTGATTGCTGGTCTTCAAACTGATCCGACTATCGATCGTCCTGAAAAGAACAAACCAATACAAACTATCACCGAAAGATTCATTCAACTTCGTGCATGCAAGTTCGTAGACGAAATCTATGTTTATGCCACCGAAGCTGACTTGATGGATTTGTTAGCTATCCTGCCGATTGATGTTCGTATTATCGGTTCTGACTATATCGGAAAAGATTTCACTGGCAAGCAGTTCTGTATTGATAATAATATCGATATCTACTATAATCGCCGAAGCCATAAACTAAGCACTTCAGAACTGAGAAACCGACTATCAATCGCGTAAGTCGTTGATTTTTAAGGTTATTTTACAAAATACCCAAATTAGGGTATAATAGTACCATATATTATGGAGATACAAATGATTGTAGTAATTCCCACATTCATGCGCGAAGACAATCAGAAATGTTATAATGCTATGCCACCCGAAATTCAAAGTCGGGTGGTTCTTGTCACACATTCAGGTCGTGCTGAACTTCTTAAACAAAACAACCCAACTGCTAAGGTAGTTGATTTGGGTCAGACTGACGGTATCGCCGATGTCCGCCAGAAGGTCATCGAAAAGTTCCACGGTACTGGTGCGACTAAGGTAATGATTATTGACGATTCTTGCACGTTCAAGAAGCGCGATGAAAACATGAAGCTAGTCAATATGGAAGTCCAAGACTGGTATGATATGTTCAAAATGGTTGACGCTAATCTTGACACGTATCCGATGGTTGGTATCTCCGACCAAGGCGGAAACAATCGAGTGCTAGAAGATGTAAAAGAAATCGGTCGCTCGTACAGCTGTTATGGTTTGAATGTCGCTCATTTATTTGAGCAAGGTATTCGATTTGATGGTATGTACCAGAAAGACAAAGAGATTAAACTCTACGAAGATTTCTATCTGATTCTAAAACTCCTTACCACTGGAAACAAGAACGCTATTATTTACAAGTATGCGTTCAATCATCCGCATGGTCGTAAGGGTGGAAACTCTACTGTCCGTACTAACGAACTACAAAAGAAATGTATTCTTTCGCTAGTCAAGGAATTTCCTGGACTGGTAGAATTAGTTAAGAAAGAAAATCCATCTTGGAAAGCTGGTCTGAATGATGAAGACGAGTTCCGTTGGGAAGTTAAGATTTCTTGGCAGGAAGCTTACAAGCGTGGATTGCAGGGTGAAGTCGCTTCGCTAGAGGACTTCTTCTCGTGATATATGTTGTAGATCTTGATGACACTATCTGTTATCCCGACCATTCTAAGACGGATACATATAGTAAGTACAGCCTAGCAAAACCAAATGACAAGGTCATTGAGAAGCTTCGCTGGCTTAAATCGGAAGGACATACTATCATTATTCATAGTGCACGTAGAATGTTGACTCACAAAGGTAATCTCGAAGCAATTGAGAATGATGTTGGTAGTATAACTCGTCAATGGCTTACAGAATACGCTGTACCTTATGATGAATTGATTTTTGGAAAGCCATACGGCGATTTTTATATTGATGACAAAGCGGTGAATGTAAATGACTTTTGTTGATGCAGTGGTAATCCCAGCAGCAGGTGCAGGTTCTCGATTCAATGAATTGGGAAAGCAGTATCCTAAGTGTTGCTTGCCATATCAAGAAAAACCAATTATTCGACATATCGTCGAGAGAACTATGCATCTCGGAAAAGAGGTGCGTATTATCACATCTAATCAAGAACAAGAAGATGCGATTCGTTATGCGCTGGAATTAAATGGTAAGATTGACAAGGAAATTAAATTCTTCAAGGTCGATCTTTCTTTGGTGCAGGGTCCAGCTACTTCGTTGTATGCTGGCTTACATGACCTAGATACCGCTATCGTATTCCTTAGCGATGCCATTCCTGTTCTACCAGATTCCCTAGACCATGATGCTAACAAAGTCTATACTTCTATCGTTACTGATTGGGCGAGATGGTGTATGGTTAAAACGGTTGACTCGAACTCAATCAAGTTCTTTGACAAACCGCAAGATCGACCACCGACCAACACTGCAGCTTGTGGCGTGTACTCGCTCAAGAATGTTAAAGATTATATCAAAGCGTTCGAAGATTTACAACACAGCGGAGAAACTCAGTTTTCTCATGTGTTCGAAAGAATGCAATATCGTTATGGCTGTTCGTTCCAAGCACCTATTTGGAATGGCGAACTGCTAGACTTTGGGACACTGTCAGAATATATCGCGAATCGCTCTATTAGAAAAGAGCGCGTGTTTAATAACATAACAGTTAATGATATTGGAAACAATACTAAAATTGTTACAAAGCGTTCCACTGATACTGCTAAGTTGATGGCAGAAGCTAGTTTCATTCAGAATCTACCACAGAAATATTCTGTGTACTATCCTCGCGTCAATAGTATTGATGTTGAGAAATCAATGTACACCATGGACTACATCTATGCTCCGAGTCTACGTGACATTGCTTTGTTCTTGGATAAGAGCTACGAAACTTGGGTAGAAATATTCAATTCCATAAATAGATTCATAAAGCTATGCGAGACTTCGATTTCTAGAGAGAGTTCCAGCTATTGGGGTTCTAACTTTTTGAAGAATGTTGAAAGACTTCGTGCAGCAAACTTATTTTTGCCAGAGATAAAAGATAAATATGTCAGAGATTATGCTTTCCTTGAGAACCTGCAATCTGAATTATCTGCTAGATTTGGTGATTCTCGTACAATGTATCACGGCGACTTACATTTCGCAAATATGTTCTACGACTTTAACACGAAACAACTTAAATTAGTAGATCCGCGTGGTGAGTTCTCAGGTCACTGGTTCTACGATATGGCTAAACTAATGCATTCGGTAGTTGGCAAGTATGACTACATTGATTCACAATTGTATTCAATTACTTCCGATGGCGAAGCGGTGTATTATGATAAGGGACATGAGCAAATCATAAAAGCGTTTAGAGATGTGTTTGGCGAAGAAACTGAATTGTTGAGAAAACTGACAGCTTCTTTGTTCCTAACTATGATACCGCTACACAAAGACAATCCAACTAATATGCGTCTATTCTATAAAGAATATGAACGACTACTAAATGCCGAGGAGAAAACAAATGACTAAAGAAGTAAGAGTAATCACAGCTGACAAATGGCTTAACTGTGAACATTTGCTAGGAACTTTCCTAGACGAATCGCACTACGATCTTCTTATCGAAGAAGACTGCGATTTCTATATGCCAAACAATTCTTTGCTAGAAGGCAACGGCGAACACAACATTGCATTCAAGTTTCGCAAGGGAGTTTACACTGCTGAAGAACAACTCGGTGCATACGAAGGACTCATCAAAGGTGCAACTGAAAGCCAGAATCGTGGACTTGCAGCTGGACCAAAGACCGAGCAGTGCGGTGGTCGTGATTGGGTGACTGATTGGCAGATGGCTGTGCTTGATGCTATGATGAATCCGCATACCACACTTGATGGTTCTGACCCAGTACAGACGTTGATTGCTGAGAAAGCCAGTTATAAAGCTGAGTCAACTCGCGGTCTGGTCTGGCTACGCAACAAGATTACTGCTCGCCTAGAACCGAATGAAGAATACGAAGGTTTCTTTGACACTTGGTTGGCTAAGGCTGTCAAGCTATCTAAACAAGAACAGACCAAACAAGCCAAAGAAATGGCTGATTGTATTTCTGGTACGACTTATGCCACTGTCGTCAACTCAGGTATCGCTGGTTTCTTTGACCGTTATCCGCGCATCCCTTATGGTCGCATGTGCGCTTACAACTGGAAGAACCCAGAACTGTTTGAGAAAGCGTTCCCATACTTCCGTAAGCTAGATAAGTTCTTCAAAGATTTACTACCACAACGCTATGGCATTCAGAAGCAACATTCTGATGCGCTAGATAAGCGTTTCCGTGTTGCTGAAGATACTGTCTTTACCACGATTACTATTAACAAGAATTTCCGTACTGCCGCACATCGAGATGCTGGCGACCTTGCTGAAGGATACTCTAACCTTGGTGTCGTTACCAACGGTAAAGATTATCGCGGTGGCTACTTGGTATTGCCAGAGTTCCGAGTAGCAATCAATATCCGCCCAGGAGATGTGTTGCTTGTTGCTAACCATGCAGCGATTCATGGCAATACGGAAATCCTACCACCATCAGATGACTGCTGTATGGACTGCGTCGAGCGCATGTCTATCGTCTGTTACTTCCGTGAGAACATGAAAGAACTTGGTTCATGGGAATATGAAACTCTGCGTCGTGACTTCGTAGAAGCACGTCGTCTGAACCAAGACCATCCTGAATGGCGTCCATTATGGAACGGTGTATCACCTAACATGTGGGAAAGCAAAGAGTGGTATAAGTTTATCGAAGGAATGCCAGACAAAGATGGTAAAGATATGCTTGCTAGATATCATCCGGAAGCACTTGAAACTAAACCAACTTCTCTCGAGGCATTCTTTTCATGAAAGATGTAACAAGTTATAAAGGTGTTGTGCATGCTCTAGTGAAGGATACTGACCCTATCCTTTCACAGGAGATGCCTAGATTTGATTTTGATAATCCAGCCATCGACCCGATTCAATTAGCATACGATCTAGTTGAATCTATGCGCCACCATGGCGGTATCGGTCTTTCTGCTAATCAGATCGGTTTACCTTACAGAGCATTTGCGATGGAAGCTGTTCCTGCTCTTGTTTGTTTCAATCCTAAATTGATTGACGAATCTAGCGAAGAAATTATGTTGGAAGAAGGGTGTTTGTCTTTCCCTGGACTTGGTATCAAAATTAAACGAGCGCGTCATATCAAAGTTCGTTATGCTGAACCGAGTGGCGAAATCATGACAAGAAAGTTTACTGGCATGGCTGCTCGTTGCTTTCTCCACGAATTAGACCATATGAATGGAACTAAGTATATTGACCGAGCTTCTTTCGTCCAGAAAGAAATCGCACTGAAACGCCAGAAGAAACTGGCAAAATTGAAGAGGATATTAAAATGAGTGTAGAAGTTATTAAATTGACTACTGGCGAAGAAATCATTTCTGAGCTGGAAGATAAGGGCGACTCTGTAGAGTTGACCAATGCTATGTTGGTTGCTGTAAATGATGGTCGCTTAGTGTTCATCCCTTACATGCAGTACACATCTGCTGCTAAGTTTGTTACCATCGATAAGAAACATATTATGTTTATTGTCACTCCAGTTGAATCGTTGGTTGATGATTTTGAAAATGCTACTGCTAAGGTCACCAAGCCACGCAAGAGCATCGTATCGTCGGTGCCGTGATGGAAGTCAAACTAGTAAAACTAATTACAGGCGAAGATATTATTTGCGAACTTGAGATGACTGATGTTCAAGTAGCACATAATCCATATTCGCTTGCCATGCACCCAGATAAAGGGTTGGTCTTGATGAAGTTCTCGCCGTATGCTATCACTGAAAAAGTATATCTTGAGAAATCTTCCATCCTATGCATTCTTGACCCACAAGAACCACTAGTCAATCACTACAAAGAATTGACTGGTAAAATCATCACACCAAAACAAGGAATCATTGTATAATGGAAATCAAAGTTGAAATTGAAGAACTGCGTAAGCGCAAGCTGTTTGTTGCTACGCCAATGTATGGCGGTCAATGTCATGGTACATACTGCCGTTCTATTGCTGACTTGACTGCTATGTGCGTCAAGTATGGTATTGAAATGCGAGTTTATTACCTGTTTAATGAATCGCTGATTACTCGCGCTCGCAACTACTGCGTTGATGAGTTCTTGCGTTCTGACTCGACTCACATGATGTTTATCGACTCGGATATCGGATTCAATCCGAATGACGTTCTTTCGTTGCTTGCGTTGCAGGATGATGAATCTCCGTACGATATCATCGGTGGTCCATATCCTAAGAAATGCATCTCTTGGGAAAAGATCGTACAAGCTGTCAACAAAGGTGTAGGCGATGAGAATCCTAACGAACTTGAAAAATACGTTGGCGACTTCGTGTTCAATCCAATCGTCGATGCTGGTCAAACTGAAATCAAACTGAACGAACCAGCTAAGGTTCTTGAGATCGGAACTGGCTTCATGATGATTAAGCGCAAAGTGTTCGACGAATACAAAGCTGCTTATCCGCAATACAGCTACAAGCCAGACCATGTTCGCACTGCTGCGTTTGATGGTACTCGTGAAATCCATGCTTACTTCGACTGCATCATCGATCCTGCGACGAAGCGTTATCTGTCGGAAGACTACATGTTCTGTCAGAATGTAATCAAGATGGGCGGAACAATTTGGCTATGTCCGTGGATGGAACTACAACACACTGGTACTTACACCTTTGGTGGTTCGCTGTCTGCTCTTGCTTCTATTGGTGCTTCCGCAACAGCCGACACTGGTCTGTTGAAGAACCAAAAGAAGAAGAAGTAATTTTACTAACAAACAACTTTAGAGTATAATATAATGATTGAAGCTGACCGTGTAAAACTCAAGAAAGTTCTTGATGACGTTTCCAATATGATGACTATGGTTGAGGCAGAGCGATCTGCCATCAACGAATCCATCAACGAAGCAAGTAAAAACTTTAACATTGATAAGAAGGTCTTGCGCAAAATTGCCAAGACCTATCATAAACAAAACTTCAATGATGAAGTAGCAACAAATGAGACGTTCGTAGAAGTCTACGAACAATTGACCAAACAAGGATAATATTATGAAGATCTCAAGCCAAACCCTTTCCATTCTGAAGAACTTCTCTTCTATCAATGGAAACATCCTAGTCCGTGCAGGTTCAACCCTGTCGACTATCTCACCGCAGAAGAACATTCTAGCTTCTGCTGTCGTTTCTGAAAACTTCCCGACCAGCTTCGCGATCTATGACCTCGGTCAGTTCCTCGGTGCTGTCAGCTTGTTCGAAGATCCTGACTTTGACTTTACTGACAAGTTCGTCACTATCTCTAGCGGTAAGCGTAGCATCAAGTATTGGTTCGCTGAGCCAAGCATGATTCTTGCTGCTCCTGAGAAGAAGCTACAACTTCCTACCGAAGAAGTTGTGTTTGATGCATCTGCCTCTAACATCAGCGAAGTGTTGAAAGCTGCGAGCGTCCTTCAGGCTCCAGAAATCGCTGTTGTTTCTGATGGTTCAACCCAGACCAAGCTGGTTGCTACCAACGTCAAGAACGATACTTCTAACGAATATCACGTTGACGTTGCTGTTACCAACGAAGCAAAGTTCCGCATGGTATTCAAGTCTGAGAACTTAAAACTAATCAGCGGTGACTATAAAGTATCCATCTCGTCGAAGGGTATGGGTAAGTTCGCCAACGAAAAGGCTGGACTTGAATACTTCATCGCAACAGAAAGCAGCTCAAAATACGGTCAATGATTCTAAACGATCGCCCACTCATCAAAGTAGTTGACAATTTCCTGACTAAGGAAGTTTGTCAAGATATCATAAATGAAGCAACTCCATTGTTGGAGCCTTCTAAGATATCGGGCGGTGAATCTGGATATCGTACAAGCAAGAGTACATGGCTATCGCATACGCATAGCCATGCTACTGTGTCCTTACTTGAAGCTGTTACCAAAGTAGCAAATGTTGGTTTAGAGTATTGCGAACCGATCTCTATCATTAAATATGAATCGGGTGAAGAATACAAGAAACATGTAGACTTCAACACTCTATCCACCAACATTCGAGTTGCGACTGTAATCATTTACTTAAATGATGTTTTATCTGGCGGTTTAACTTCCTTTCCGAAATTAAACTATTCAGTAAAGCCTGTTTGTGGCAGAGCATCATACTTTAGATATGATTACAAAGACGAAGAAACAAATATGAAAACACTCCACGTTGGCGAACCACCAACTAATGGAGCAATTAAATGGATTGCCACTGTATGGATTCACGAAAAACCATACAAGAGGATTATATGATGAAGGAATTATATTATGATGAAAGACGACTTTCTATGGGTAGAGAAGTATCGCCCGCACAAGATTGAAGATTGCATTCTGCCAGAAAGTCTGAAGTCGACTTTCTCAGAATTTGTAAAACAGGGTAGCATCCCTAACCTGTTACTGACTGGTTCGCAAGGAACTGGTAAAACCACCGTCGCTCGTGCGATGTGTGAAGAACTCGGACTTGACTATATCGAAATCAACGGTTCTATGAACGGTGGTATCGATACTCTGCGTACCGAGATTAAGAACTTCGCTTCTACTATTTCGTTTACAGGTACTCGCAAGATGGTTATCCTCGATGAGGCAGACTATCTAAATGCGCAGTCAACTCAGCCAGCTCTTCGCAACTTCATGGAAGAGTTCTCTAAGAACTGCGGATTCATTCTGACCTGTAACTTCAAGAATCGTATCATTGAACCGCTACATTCACGTTGTTCAGTAATTGAATTCAAGATTCCTTCCAGCCAGAAGCCGAAACTGGCAGCTCAGTTCCATAAGCGTGCTTGTGGCATCCTAGAGCAAGAAGAAATCGAATTTGACAAGGCTGTTGTTGCCGAAGTCGTAACCAAGCACTTCCCAGACTGGCGTCGAGTTCTAAACGAACTTCAGCGTTATAGTGTTACAGGTAAAATCGACAGCGGTATCCTCGCTAATCTCGGCGAAGAAAACTTCAAAGGTCTTGTTGACTTGCTGAAGAACAAGCGGTTCAATGATATGCGCAAGTGGGTTTCCGAAAACCTAGACACCGAGCCAACTGCATTCTTCCGTAAGTTCTATGACATGGCTTCCACCTATATGAAGCCAAACAGCATCCCGCAACTGGTTCTGTTACTAGGTCGCTATCAGTATCAGTCAGCGTTCGTTGCCGACCAAGAAATCAATACGGTCGCGTTCCTAACTGAAGTTATGGTCGAAGCTGAGTGGGTGTAACATGTCAAATCCATTCGATTACACCAACAGCATAACCTATACTAAAAAGAATCTGATTCGCGACACCGAGAACCCAGAACTAGCCGAGAAGCAGTATAATGCGTTTCTAACCAATCGAGGTCTTTCCTACTTCCCTGACACCATCATGTACGCAAATGACATGAACATGCGCCCAGAGCTGGATGGTCTGCTTCAATATGAATATTTACTAAATAGTATTCGTAAGAACAAACGATTTTCGAAGTGGGCTAAAGCTAGTAAGGATGAAATTGTCATGCAACTCGCCGAATATTATGGTTGCAGTGCTCAAAAAGCAAAAGATATCTCTACAGTATTAACCACCGCGCAGATTGACCTTATATTACAAAAATTACAAAAAGGTGGGAATACAAAATGACTTCATTAGATACTTTTATCGAAGTGAAGCTACATCAGGAAGATGATTTTCTAAAAGTTAAAGAAACATTAACCAGAGTTGGCGTGGCTTCAGAGAAAAACAAAACCTTGTATCAGTCATGCCATATACTACATAAGCGTGGTAAGTATTACATCGTGCATTTCAAAGAACTTTTCGCATTAGACGGAAAGCCATCATCACTAGATGATGAAGATCTTGCGCGTAGAAATACTATTGCGAACTTGTTGGCTGACTGGGGTTTAATTGAATTAGTGAATCCTAAGTTGAGCGAAGAAAACCAAGCTCCAATGAAATTCATTAAGGTGATTCCTCACAAAGAAAAACATGAGTGGGAATTGATTAGCAAATACAAAATTGGAAAGAAGTTTTAATATGACTGACAAATTTTATAATGGAAGAAAAGAACAGCTGAGTAACTTTGAAGATGTCGGTGTGTTTATGCATACCTTTGGTCAAGAAGTTAAGTATCAAGCTGAGTTCCCATCGAAAGATATCTGCAAACTGAGAGTTGAATTGATTGCAGAGGAACTGGGCGAATTGAAGGAAGCAATTCGTGACAAGGATATTGTCGAAGTTGCTGATGCGCTGACCGATTTGCTATACGTGGTGTATGGTGCAGGTCACGCATTTGGTATTGACTTAGATAAATGTTTTAACGAAGTACATCGTTCTAACATGTCTAAGCTAGGATTGGACGGGAAGCCAATATACAGGGAGGATGGTAAAGTCTTAAAAGGACAAAACTATTTTGATCCCGATTTAATTACAATTGTACAAGGTGATAATAATGGAAAAGAAACCAACGAATAAAGCACAAGCAGCAAAAATTGTTGCAGATGCTATTACTCCAAAGAAGAAAAAGAAGCGATACTATCCTTCTAAGAAATCTCGCGTCCAAGCAATTGCTGCTAAAGGTGAGAAGAAAGTCAAAGTAGATGGCAATCTTGCTTCTGCTAAAACTGCTGAAAAAGCAAAACCAGAAGCAGTACAACCTGAACTGCCTTTCTTCCGCGAAAACGCAAAGCAACCAGAACCAGCGTCGTTTGTCTGGGCTGAAGATAAACAACCAACATGGCTACAAAAAGTTGTTGCTTGGTTGACATCAATCGGTAAATAATTTTACTAATTCGCGATTTTATAGTATGATATTGGAGTGGGTGCAATGCCCACTCCAACTTTGGAGAGATTATGAGTAAGAAAGAAAAGCCAGCACAGGGCGACCTTGAGTCAGAAGAATTTGGCACATGCGCTCGCTACAATGCAAATAAAACTCGGTACGACCTAGTACCAACCCATCTTCTTAAATCAACCGCCGATGTTTTTGCTTATGGTGCTAACAAGTATGCGCCATGGAACTGGGCGAAAGGTGGACCGATGAGTCAATACATCGGCTGTGTCAAACGGCATCTTGCTGCGATTGAGATGGGCGACGATATCGACCATGAATCGAAAGCACGACACATCGGTCACGCTGTATGTAATCTAATGATGATGGAACAACTCTTGAATCTAATTGAACAAAACCCAGAACTCGCTCACCTAGACGATCGCCCGACCAAGTGGTTCGAAGGGCAGAAGTATTGATGAAGTTCTACACGTCTGTTGAACAACGAAGAAACGACCTGCTGGTTCGTGGCTATGAAAATGGCAAACGAGTCCAGCGTCGCATTGCATACAAACCTTATCTGTTCGTTCCTACCAAGCAACCTAGTCAGTACAAAACGCTAGATGGCAAGCAGGTTGACAAGATTCAGTTTGACTCTATCGGCGAAGCGCGTGACTTTGCAAAACAATACAAGGACATCTCGTCATTCGAATACTATGGCATGAATCGTTGGCCATATGTTTACATCAACGATGAGTATCCAGGCGAAATGGACTTTGATGTAAAAGCACTTCGTGTGACTTATCTCGATATCGAAACTGATTCGCGCGGTGGCTTCCCTAATCTAAAGACAGCTGACAAAGCTGTAACTGCTATCACTATCAGCGATGGCATCACTTACTATTCTTGGGCACTCAAAGGATTCATCCCGCATAACGAAGACATCGTGTACGTCGAGTGCACTTCAGAAAAAGAAATGTTGATGAAGTTTATTCGCAAGTGGCGTGAGCTTGATGCGGATATCGTGACTGGCTGGAACGTAGATGGCTTCGATATTCCGTATCTGTATCAGCGTATTGCTAATGAGATTAACGAGGAAGAAGCCAAGAAGATGTCGCCTTGGAATATGACGGAGTTCCGTACATATTACGACAAGATGGGACGCGAACAGAACATCGTTGAGTTGGTTGGACTTCCAGTTCTTGACTACATTCAGCTGTATCAGAAATTCACCTACATCAAGCAAGAACAGTATTCACTTGACTATATTTCTCAGGTAGAACTCGGTGAGAAGAAAGTTGACTATCGCGAATTAGGTTATACAAACCTCGACGATCTGTATCAGCGCAATCATCAACTGTATATGGAGTACAACGTCAAAGACGTTTCGCTCGTTGTCAAACTCGAACAGAAGATGAAGTTTATCGAACAGGCTTGTGCTATTGCGTACGATGCCAAGGTCAACTATGGTGACGCGATGACTTCTGTGTTGCTATGGGATGTTATCATTCACAACTATCTGCGCGACCAAGGTGTCGTGATTCCGATGCAGAAAGATAGTCGTAAAGATGCGCAGATCGCTGGTGCTTTCGTTAAGCATCCTGAAGTCGGTCGCTACAACTGGGTTGTTTCGTTTGACTTGAATAGTCTGTATCCGCATCTAATCATGCAGTACAATATCTCGCCTGAGTGCTTCGTTGAAACTCTAATGGGAATCAGACCAGACTCAGTTCTAAAGAACACCGAGCATTGGCAAGATTCAATCAGCATCGCTAAATCTAAAAACCAAACCATCGCTGGTAATGGTGCAGTATTCTCGCGTGACAAGCAGGGTTTCCTACCTGCGCTCATGAAGAAATACTACGAGGATCGTAAACGATTCAAGAAGATGATGATTGAATGTCAGAAGCAACTTCAGAACGACAAAGGTAATCAGGAACTAGAACGTAAGATCGTGCAGTATAACAATATGCAGATGGCTAAGAAGATCTCACTTAACTCAGCTTATGGTGCGTTGTCTAATCAATACTTCCGCTTCTATTCAGATGACCTCGCCGAAGCGATTACTCTGTCAGGTCAGGTTTCGATTCAGTGGGCGATGAATCGCATGAACGAATATCTACGCAAACTCCTCGGAACTGACAAAGACTACGTTATTGCTTCAGATACTGACTCGTTGTATATCGAGATGGAAGATCTGGTAAACAAGTTCGTACCTGATAAGACCACCGCTGAGAAAGTTGACTTCCTAGACCAAGTCTGCGAAGGAAAGATTCAGCCATACATCGATAAGTTCTACGGCGAACTTGCCACAGAAATGAATGCATTCGAACAAGCCATGGCTATGAAACGAGAAGCGATTGCTGAGTCTGCGATCTGGACTGGCGCGAAGCGTTACATTATGTCAGTATGGAACAACGAGGGTGTTGCGTTCAAGGAAGCCAAGTTTAAGATGACAGGCATCGAAGCTGTTCGCTCATCAACTCCTACTATCTGTCGTGGTGCGATCGAAGAAGCAGCCAAGATAATCCTGAAAGGCGACCAATCTGCTTTGTTTGATTACATCGAATCGTTCCGTGATAAGTTTAACGAAGCTAATCCAGCTGACATCGCGCGCAACAGTTCTGTAAAAGAAATGTCAAAGTACAAGTTGGGCGACAAGGGTGTTCCGATGCATGTCAAGGGTGCGCTACAATATAACGATTTCCTGCGCAAACTTAATCTGACTAATAAATACCCAAGGATCTCTGATGGTGACAAGATTAAGTTCGTTTCCTTGGTTGTTCCTAATCCAGCACAATGTGAAGTTATCGCATTCCCAGCTGGTTATCTACCGCCAGAGTTTAGGCTCGAAAAGTATATTAATCGCGAAGACCACATAGATGTCGGCTTCCTTACTCCTATAACAACCATTGCTTCTGCTGCGAATATGAAAACCGAGCAAATAGCAACCCTAGAGGATTTCTTCTCATGAGTACGAATCAATTCGATTTTGACTTTGACTTTGGTTTTTCTACCGTAGCTGCGGATGAGATTCCTAATGAAAAGCTAGGAACAGAGGTTGAGCAACTTCAAGCCCAGCTTGCTGAACAAAAAGCAAAGACAACAGCAGTAATTAACGCAGTCATGCCATTGCTTAACAATCTGGCTAAGAACCCAGAAAACGAATACATCTTGTGGCCAAACCGTGTTGCCAAAATTGATGAGTTCAAAAAGAAGCTATTATCGCTTCAATAATTTTACTAATGCGCTGTAATAGCGTATAATATGACTATATTCATGAGAGGTTTACTATGTCCGCATTGCTTGAAAAACTAAAGAAAAATTCAACTATTAAAGAAACTAATATCCTAGCAGATTCAGTTCTGTTTTCTAAGAAGGATATGATTCCAACCAAAATCCCAGCAATCAACGTCGCGTTGTCTGGTCGCCTTGATGGTGGCATGACTCCTGGTCTGACCGTTTGGGCTGGTCCATCTAAGCACTTCAAAACTGCGTTCACCTTGCTGATGGCAAAGTCCTACATGGACAAATATCCTGATGCTGCGTTGCTGTTCTACGATTCTGAGTTCGGTACTCCGCAATCGTACTTTGATTCGTTCGGTATTGATACTTCGCGCGTGATGCATACTCCTATTACTGATATCGAACAGATTAAGTTTGACGTCATGCAACAGATGAATGAATTGAAGCGTGGTGATAAAGTTATCATCGTCGTTGACTCTATCGGTAATCTTGCTTCTAAGAAAGAAGTCGAAGATGCGCTTGATGGTAAGTCGGTCGGTGACATGACTCGTGCCAAGCAACTCAAGTCGTTCTTCCGTATGGTTACACCACATCTGACTCTGAAAGATATTCCGATGATTGTTGTCAATCATATTTACATGGAACAGGGCATGTTCCCGAAAGCTATCGTATCTGGTGGTACAGGTATCTACTATTCCGCTCAGAATATCTACATCGTCGGTCGTCAGCAAGATAAAGATGGTACTGATTTGGTTGGCTACAACTTCATCATCAACGTTGAGAAGTCACGCTATGTTCGTGAGAAGTCGAAGATTCCAGTGACCGTTTCGTTTGATGGTGGTATCTCAACTTGGTCTGGTCTGCTAGATATGGCAACCGAATCAGGTCACGTAGTCAAGCCAAGCAATGGCTGGTACTCGCGCGTCAATACTACAACTGGTGAAGTTGAAGAAAAGAAATTCCGTATCAAAGATACAGATACCAAAGAGTTCTGGCTACCAGTACTCGGCGACCCTACTTTCCAAGACTGGATTAAACAAAATTATCAGATTGCTAACGGATCCATCATGAGTGATGATGAAGTCAGCGAAGTGTTTGATGGAATTGAAGATTAATGATTGAACAACTAATACTGTCGAATCTTGCATTCAACGAAGAGTATAGTCGCAAGGCTCTACCCTTCGTTCGAGAAGAATACTTTGCAGATGATTCCCAGCGACTTATCTATCAACTCGTAAAGGAATACATCGACAAATACAACACGCTTCCTACTCGGGAAGCGTTGGCTATTGACCTGTCTGGTAAAGACGGAGTAAATGGCGTGCGCTTTGAGCAAGCCAAGAAACTAATCGGCGACTTGGCTACCGAAGAACACACAATGGATTGGCTGGTTGACAAAACTGAGAAGTTCTGTCAGGATAAGGCAATCTATAACGCGATTATGCAGTCCATTAAAATTATGGACGACAAAACCGAATCGTCGCGTGGCGCGATTCCGAAGCTTCTTTCGGACGCTCTCGGTGTCAGCTTTGACACTAACATCGGTCACGACTTCCTTGAAGATTATGAATCTCGTTTTGACTTTTATCATCGTAGAGAAGAGCGTATCGAATTTGACTTAGATTACTTGAATCGTATCACTAAAGGTGGACTTCCGAGGAAAACCTTGAACATCATTCTTGCTGGTACAGGTGTGGGTAAGTCCCTTGCTATGTGTAGCTTTGCTTCGGCTAACCTGATTAAAGGTAAGAATGTACTCTATATTACTATGGAGATGGCAGAAGAGAAGATTGCTGAAAGGATTGACGCAAACTTGCTCGATACGAACATTCAAGATCTTGAATCGCTGCCACGCGACACCTATCAAAAGAAAGTTGACCGAGTCCGTCAAAAGACTGTTGGTAAACTTATCGTCAAAGAGTTCCCAACCGCTTCGGCTGGCTCTGGACATTTCCGTCATTTGTTGAACGAACTTCGTCTAAAGAAGAACTTCGTTCCAGATATTATTTACATCGATTATCTTAACATTTGTTGTTCGTCCAGAATTAAGTCTGGCGCCAATGTCAACAGCTACACTTACATTAAGGCTATCGCTGAAGAACTTCGCGGACTCGCCGTAGAATTTAATGTACCAGTTGTATCTGCGACCCAAACTACGCGAGGTGGATACAGCAACACCGACGTAGGCTTGGAAGACACTTCAGAGTCTTTTGGTTTGCCAGCGACCGCTGACTTGATGTTCGCTTTGATTTCATCCGAGCAACTAGAGTCCCTTGGTCAATTAATGATTAAGCAGTTGAAGAATCGTTATAATGACCCTACATTCCATAAACGATTTGTGGTTGGTGTTGACCGAGCGAAGATGCGATTGTATGATGTTGAACAATCAGCGCAATCTCTAAGCAACGAAGAAGATAAACCTGCGTTCGATAATAGTGAGTTCGGAACAAGAATGAAAACTAGCGAAAACAGAGGAAAATTCAAGGAACTTCAGTTCTAATGTAAGTCCTTGATTTATAAGGGTTTTCAACCCACTGATTTTCCTAGCTATTTTAAGACCCTTGCAAGTCGTTGATTTGTAAGGGTTTTATTGTTTTATTCAGTGTGCGTTTCGCGGTATAATAGTTGTATCTGAAAGGAGTATCGCTTATGTCCGAACAATCGTTTTACGAATACAACTCATCCAAAGAATATCTCGCGCGTCTAATTGCGACCGAGAATATCAACATTGTCCGCTCGCCCGATTTCGCTACTGCGTCTTTCGATCCGAAGACGCGCACGATGTATATGCCAATCTGGAAAACCAGCGAGGAAGTTTATGACCTGCTGACTATTCACGAGATGGCGCATGCGCTCTATACTCCAGCTGATGGCTGGCACACTGCGGTTGTTAATGACCCGAACCTTAAAGGCTATCTCAATATCATCGAAGATGCTCGCATTGAGAAAACTATCAAGCGTCGTTTCGCTGGCGCATCTAACACTTTCCGCGAGGGTTATGGTCGCCTGAACGAAGACGACTTCTTTGGCATAAAGAAACACAACGTCGATGTCAATACTGCTTCGCTTATTGACCGCATCAATATCTACTACAAACTTGGCTCGCTCGTGCACGTTCCGTTCAACGACGAAGAGCGCGACTGGCTATTCAAAATCGACCAAGCTGAAACTTGGGAAGATGTTGAACGCATTGCTCGTGAACTGTACGCATACGCTAAGGAACAGGCTCAGACCAACGAAACTGAAATGCTGATGCAGGAAGTTTCTGGTGGTGCTAAAGAAAGCAAAGGCAGTGGTGACGGAATTGAGTCAGAAGACGAAGATACGAACGAAGCTACTGGTAAAGATGCATCAGTTGATGGTATCAGTTCTGTCACTGATAAAGAATACCGCGAACGCATGTTTAACCTTGAGAACAACGCAGCACAGAAAGGTAACAAAGATACCTTTATGAAAGTTGGTAATGTGAACCTGAAAGACTGGGTGATTCCTGCTAAACAATCGCATGCAGTTCTCAACCACGCATTTTCTAACCTTATTTCTGGCATCAACAATGCCACCAACGAAATGTTGGCTCAACAAACTGTCATCGTGAATACGATGGTGAAGGAATTTGAGTCCAAGAAACGCGCAACTTCGTATGCTCGCACTCAGTATTCTAAATCTGGTCGTCTTGATATGAAGAAACTTTCCAAGTATCAGTTGTCAGACGACATCTTCCGTCGCAACATTATCGAACACAAAGGTAAGAACCACTCGATGGTAATGATTGTTGACTGGTCTGGCTCTATGAGCAACCAGTTGATTGACACTGTCATTCAAACTATCAACCTCGCTATGTTCTGTCGCAAGGTTGGTATTCCGTTCTCGGTTCAGATCTTCGCTAATCGCATTCCTAGTTTCTCAACTGGTAAACCGCAAGAGCAAGAAGGCGACTATGGTGTACATAATAATGTGACTATGTTTGAGATGCTGTCTTCTGAATCTACTGCTTCTGAATTCAAACAACACGTCGCTAACTTCTATGCAATCTCTGTGTACGAGGGTGCCAACTACTGGGACAACGACATGCAAGTCAAATATAGTTGGCTTCCGCGCGACAGCGTTATTCGTGATGGTGACTTTAGTTGTTTCCATCTCAACGGTACTCCGCTGAATGCTGCGTTGTTTATCACCTCTGAGTATGTGAAGCAGTTCCGCGCCAAGCACAAATCTGAAGTCACCAACGTCATTGTTCTGACTGATGGTGAATCTGGTAGCAATCGCAATCTGTGGTGGGGTAGTTCGTATCACATCTTTGATCCAAAAACTGGTGTCACCTATCGAACTGCTCACGACCGCAACTGTGAAACGCATCTGGGTTTTGATTTGATTCGTGACCGCAATCATGGTCGTGTAAACATTATCGGTTATTACATCTCCGACACTCGCTCTGTCTTAAACACTGCGCGTCAGTGGAGCGGTGACTACTCCGCCAAACTCAAGAATGGGTTTGCTGTAATTCATAAAACCAAAACGTTCCGCGCTGACCGTTTCTTCCTCGTGTCTAACAAGAATATTGTTGTCAACGACGAATGGGATTTTGACTTTGATGATTATGTCGTCGGTGGTAAAGAGCAGGAATACGATCCGACTGCACCTGTTCCTCCGAAGAAACAAAAGATTATTAAGAACGAGGAAGCTATTGTAAAAGAAATCAAAAAATCTTTTGCTTCGCATTCTCAATCTAAACGAGATAACCGCGTCATTCTGTCAAAATTCATTGATGACATCGCTGCTAAAATTGTATAAGGATAACCATGCGAATCACATCTTGTAAAGTACCAAAGAAACTAAAACCATACACTAGGAAAGCAGTCAAGTTTTTCGTAGACAATATTCCTTCTGATAAGAAGTTTACGTTCGGTCACGTTCATGTTGAGTTTGTATCAAGTAACACTCATGCGGAAGCGTGGTGCGATCCGCACATCCCAGACCACGGTACTAAACCAGAAGAGTTTAGCATTGAAGTAAACCAGAAGATGTTTAAGAAAGACTTGACTCCGCAACAATATACAGAAATCTTATTCCACGAATTGACTCATGCTTGGCAGTTCGCAACTGGCAAACTTGTAATCAAAAACTATCGTGTAGCAAAATACGGAAGAAAGGACTATGACCTGAAGGAGTTTGAGTATTTTCTTCAGCCATGGGAAGTTGAAGCATACGGATATCAATACTGTCTGAACCGCTTGTTCTGGGATATCTGACAGAGCCGCACCCTGCTAAGTCATTGATTTCATTAGAACTTTAAGTCATTGATTTTATTAGGATTTATTATGTTGTGTGTATTCGCCCATTTATTATTTTACACCAACACTGTTTCAGGTTATAATAGTTGTACGAATGAAAGAAACCACTACCACCAAGAAGGAATATATTATGCGTCCGAATCAAATTGAATTTATCGAATGTGCGAATCGCATGTTCCCAGGAGAAGCTGTCCTCTCTCGCAAACAACTCATCGAAGTTGAGAAAGAGTGCGGTCGTTCCTATGGATTTGTTGTTGTCAACAAATCTAATCGTGTCAGCAACGGTATGTATGCTCTTCCGAGTATGCACCTCGCTGTCAACAACTCTCAGCCTGTGAAAGTCAACATGACGAAACAACCCAAAGTCAAAGTGACTGCTCCTGTCGTTGAGAATATCGTTCACACTGAACGTCGTGTCGCTTCTAATACTTTTGACACCAACGTTCCTCAGAAGAACAAGAACTACGTCAAGTTCGGTCACTACGCTGACCTGAAACGTATCATTGACTCCAACATGTTCTATCCTGTCTTTATTACTGGTCAATCTGGTAATGGTAAGACCGCGATGGTCGAGCAAATCTGCGCCGAACTGAAGCGCGAAATGTATCGCGTCAACTTCACTCCGCTGACCGACGAGTCTGACCTGCTCGGCGACAAGACGCTGGTCGATGGCAACGTTATCTTCGAAGAGGGTGTTGTTATCACTGCTGCCAAACGTGGTGCCATCCTGTTGCTCGACGAAGTTGACTACGCAACCGCGCAAGGTTTTACTGCCCTGCAATCTATCCTCGAGGGTAAACCGTTCCTTAACAAGAAGACTGGTGAGATGGTGTATCCTGTTCCTGGATTCAACGTCATCGCTACTGCGAACACCAAAGGTAAAGGTTCGGAAGACGGTCGTTTCGTTGGTACTCAATTCCTGAACGAAGCATTCCTTGAGCGTTTCTCTATCACCATGGAGCAGGAATACCCGACCAAGAAAACTGAAGCCAACATCCTGACTCAAGAATTCCTTGACACCCTTGGTGACAAGCAAGAAGAGTTCGTCGGCTATCTGACCGACTGGGCTGAAACTATCCGTAAGACTTTCGATGACGGTGGTGCTAACGAAACCATGTCTACTCGTCGTCTGCTTCATATCGCTCGTGCGTATGTGATGTTCAAAGACCGACTGAAAGCTATCAAGCTGTGCGTTGCTCGCTTCGATACTGACACTCGTGACAGCTGGCTTGACCTTTACACCAAGATCGATCCGACCACCAGCAAGCGCAAGCCTGATGCGACTGAAGCCAAAGTTGAAACCGCAGAAGACGCTATTGCTTTCTAACTAAATAATTGGTAGTGGTACTTGAGCCATCTTCGGATGGCTCTCTTTTTTTGGAGAAATTATGATTGGCAAAGGAAACATCTCAGCAAAAGTTATTGCTGACTCTATCTCACCTGATGGCGTGAGACTCACCACATTTGAACTTGAGTATCCTCGGTTCATCCACGCTGAGTTTATGACACATCGTCTGTTCTCGCGCAATGCTGCATCGTCGCGCGCAATCCCAGTAAGTAAAATGATTGACTTGGTTGAATCAAACACAGCCAAACCCATTCACTGGGGCAAGAACCAGCCAGGAATGAGCGCGAAGGAAGAACTGAGCGCAGAAGAAGGAACGATGATTTGGTTGCAGGCTATGAAGTCTGCGGTTGAATATGCTAATCGTTATGCGTTTGCTGGATATCACAAACAGCTAGTGAATCGCATCCTTGAACCATTTACTATGATTAAAGTTGTTTGTACTGCTACTGAGTTTGACAATTTCTTCTGGCTACGCAATCACCCTGACGCACAACCAGAGATTCACGAACTAGCCAAAGTTATGTGGGAAGAATATAACAACAGCAATATTCAGAACCTTGGTGCTAACGAATGGCATGTTCCTTACTACGCTGACGGTAAGTGGTCGTTTGATTCAGAAGATACCCTAGAAGACGCGCTGGCTATCTCGTCTTCTTGTTGCGCTCAGGTATCCTACCGCAGACTAGATGATTCGCTTGAAAAGGCTCGCGATATCTTTCAGCGTCTGGTTGAATCAAAACCAGTGCATGCTTCGCCGTTTGAGCACCAAGCAACACCGCTGACTTATGGTATGGCTGGTGATGTTCAGGTGAAAGGAACTACTGGGTTTGATAATAAAGGTAATGCTTGGTCAGGAAACTTCCGACAGTGGATACAGCACAGGCAACTAATTGAAGACCACACTTGTTGGCAATATAAGAAATAACAAAGGGAGCTTCGGCTCCCTTTTTACCTAAATAGATCAGATTAAAAGGAACTTTTATGATAGGATTTAACAAGTATCTGGTTGAAGCAAAGAATACCCACATGGAGCACCTTGAAGATAATGTGCTTAATGGTGGCGTAGATGGAGCAAGACAATCAATTAACTTTCTTCAGTCACTACGCGACATGCTTGCTGGTAATAGCAACGTAAAACTAAACACCACTGTGAAGTGGGATGGTGCACCTGCCGTCTTCGCTGGAATCGATCCCCGTGATGGTAAGTTCTTTGTAGCCAAGAAAGGTATCTTCAACAAGAACCCAAAAGTATACAAGACTGAGAAAGAGGTACGCGCTGATACATCTGGCGACCTAGCTGATAAACTTGCAATATGCTTGAAATATCTACCCGAGTTGGGTATCAAGGGTGTCATTCAAGGTGACCTAATGTTTACTCAGTCTGACTTAAGAACGCAGGAAATTGGCGGTGAATCTTGTGTGACGTTTCACCCAAACACTATCGTCTACGCAGTTCCTACCAAAACTAAATTAGCTAAACAGATTCAGAGTGCCAAGATGGGAATCGTCTGGCACACAACTTATACTGGCAGTTCTTTTGAAACAATGAAAGCCAGCTTCGGTAAGAACATTAAAAGTAAATTAAAAGCAAGCAAAAATGTCTGGTTCGATGACGCGACCTATCGCGATGTGACGGGTACAGCTACCATGACGCAAACTGAAACCGAAGAAGTTACAAAGGTTCTTTCTAGGGCTGGTACATTATTCCAAACTATCAAGCCAGCTATTCTAAATGGCTTTGCTAATGATGAAGAACTGCTGATTATGACTAAGACTTTTAACAACAGCAAGATTAGAATGGGTCAACCTATTATTGATAATGGCGCATCTCACGTTCGTGGTCTAGTTCAGTTCATCACCGACAAGTTTCAGAAAGATGAAGACTCAAAGAAAACTGAAGCTGGTAAGCAAGCAGTTCGTGAAAGAAAACAAAGAGTATTAAAGTTCTTCAGCAACAACGATCCTATGGAAATAGCCAAGGTGTTTGACTTGATGAAATTACTCGTCGAAGCCAAGATTGTTA